GTAAGTCAACTGCAGTTCTCACGTCCCTCCACATATTATACCCAGTAATAGGTTGCATGTCAAGTTTTTTGGCCAGTGAATCAATGACCATTTGATCAAGAGATCCACGTGCCCACATAGTTTGTCCATTTGCATTCACAAACTTGTTCATATAGTTATGCAACTCTTTGATTGCATCTTCTGCATATATATCAGTTGAGTTCTCATCAAAAGATACACTGCGAGTATATTCGTGTTGGTTTGCCCACCACTCAAGAGTACTAAGATCTACTGAACGACCAAGTCGTTTCGTTTGATCTTTTGCATTTAGTTTAACAAAGCAAGCTGAGTCAAGTAGATCTTGATAGGTTGGTTTATCAGCTGGGTCAAAATGAATTAATGCAGCTGAAAGAATAACTGCAGTAGATTCTACACCAAGGGTCTCTACATCAAAAATAAACATTAAAAGTCCCTCGTTTCACCTTCTTTAGTAAAGAATGCGCTGAACTTTTGCTCATCTGTCCAATCTTTACAATAGTCATTATCAACATCACAAATATCCAATGCTTCCATTTGAGAAACAACTCGATGACTTACAATAGTTTCGCCAAGCCACTTCTGTGAAAATTCTTTTGGTCTTTCCATTGTTACATCATCTAAAGCATACTCAGGATTATCTTTTGGAGCTTCAATCATATATCGTTCACGAAATGTAGAAATACATTCAACCATTACCCATACTTTATCAGTCATTTTGTTTCCTTTTTATTTCAGCTTCATGTTCATCACAAAGAGTTCGTATCCAACCACCGCTACGTCGCTCACCTTTATTACCACATCGTTCGCATGTTCTTCCAGCCCAGATCTCAGCCATAGTTTCCATACCACTGATTCGTTCATCACCACCTTGATAATAAAAACGAAGACCACCGAACTTCTCTTTAATTTGTTCTACTTTAATCCAATCAACCTTTGGTGTGATATCAACACCTTCCTGCATGATTTGTTCTGCTCGTTCAATGTCCCAGTCAGATGGCACTCTACCTTTGCGACCAGTCAAAAAATCAAGGAGTTCTTCCATACCTCTATCAGCAGCACGTTGGATGCGCAGGTCACGAGCACGCATGTTGCGTCGCCATTTAGTATAGTGGTCAATCTGACCAATCAATGCATCAATGATAGGAAACCATCCTTCACCAATAGCAAATCCACCATAGTTTTTATCCTCACCAAAATAACGAGGATATTTTTCAGCCATGTGTTTTGCAAATTCTTCGTAGTCCATATTAATACCAAGTCCTATGTTTTTCGGCAACGTGTTCATTGCCGTCATATTCTTCAATTTCCCATTCAGCATCATCAGGAATTTCTACGATCTTCAATTCAGCATGAGAACCAGCAGCAACTTGACCGAGTTCCTCAACTACCTGAACTAGAACTGGGTCGTTGCGTTCAACACTTCGGTAGTACCAAGTCTGTTCAGAGTATTTTGTATTGTATGCTATACGTTCAGTTACATTCATAGAATAAAAGTCTTCTCCTTCTTTTTGTTCTACACGCTCTTCTGGTGGAACTAGCCAGACAGTGAATAACCCCATAGATTTAAAACGAGTATCGTCCTCGATCCAAACTGGAACACCTTTGACATCCCAGTATCGTTGGCATCCAATTTTGGAAAGACCAAACCCACCGAAACAATTGTTGATAACTACTTTCATAATTTCTTCACTTTTAAAAATTTGTATACCAATTTATCTTTAATCATATCAGGAATAGTAAGGTAAGGTTCTTCTAGATTAAATGGGCAACCATTTATACCCCATGCATTATTCTTTAAGAAAGATTTAAAAACATTAATATCTTTCTGGTCATCAGCGTTAAAATACCGCTTGGGTTCCATAATTCTATCTAGAATCATTTGATATCCTTATTAGTGTCAGCTACATCTTTATCATCACGAAGTTCAATAAAGACTGGAAGAAACAAACTCTCATCTCCCAGCTTATTCTTTATTCTACTATTATACTTGATTGCCACAATTTTGTCAACTATATTTTCAGCCCAATAACTCTTACGTTGAGCATCAGTAAACCCTGAACCTACATTTACTTTGATAACACCATCAGCGGATTCACAAACAATTGCACCAAGCATTCCTGCAGCTTTACCTGTACCTTCTTCAACTGCAACAATCTTAAGATCGCATTCAAGTTCTCCCTTGAATTTAATCTGATGTTTTGCACGTTTATCTTCCCAAACTCCGTTACTATCTTTTAGGATAATACCTTCATAACCAAGGGAAAGATAATTATGGAATATCGCTTGAGCTTCTTCATAAGTCTGAACAATATCAGAGGAAACCAACCAAACCTTTTTATTCTCTGGACTTTGTTTAATAATAGACTCTTGTAAAGTTGAAATGCGTTTTGAGTATGGAGTTGGGCAACGACCATCAACAAAATATGCATAGGGGATTAAATCCCAAACACTAGCATGAACCATTGCAGCTTCTACTTCAGAGATGGTTCCTTTGTTTGCTTTGTTGAGGATTCCATTACCTGTCTGCCGATCAGCAAACTGATGATCACCAGGAAACATAACCAGAAGTTCGCCATCAAACACGCAATCAATATCGCCAGCAAGAGAAATAAATTCTTGCTCAAGATTACCCAATAGTAATATTTCTTTTCCATTTCTGCTCCTAAATTCGCATTTACCATCACGAACAATGGCATTAAAACGCATGCCATCCATTTTCATCTGCGCATATGCAGGAAAATTAATTTTGTCAACTAGCTTCTGCTCGAACGGAGAACAAAGCATGCAAGGATACTCAGGGACCAACCCCATCCAAATATCATTGACAGTTGACGCTTGAATACCACATTTTAAATCTTTCTGAATAATGCGCTCGATAACTTTAGCATCATCTACACTTAGGACCGAAAGGAGATTACCTAGACGTTCAATCGCAGCATTACCAGTTACCTGACGTGAAGAAAATACGTAGAGTTCATTAAGTGCAAATTGCAGAGAGGCAGGTTTTGCTGCAGTTCCAGCAGTATAGGCTGGAATCTTTCTTTGATAAAATTGAGTGAAGGGATCTAATGCTAGACGGATAACCTCACGGAGAAGTTCATTATCTTTATTTGCTTCTAGTTGTTCTTTCTTAAAGTTACGAGAAGCATTTGCCGCAAGAGAGTTCAAAAAATCATTAATGTTCATTTGTGTTTCAATTCCTTAAATTTTCTGTAACGCATATCAAAACGAATTGGTTTGATAAACTTCTTTACCTCACCAGTATTTACGTTATAGAATGCAACCATCTTTTCTTTATTATCAGTAAGATAATAGATATGGTTGGTTACGTTACCAACCCAGTCAGGTGTGATCTCTTGGAACGCACGCATTAAACAAAAGACTTTCTAGGGAAGCCAACAGCGAAACCAGAAGTGCCAGTCGAAGCAACTCTAGTTGTCTTGGCTTTCATTTTAGTGCGTGGTGCTTTACGTGGTTTAATAACTTCAATTGAACCACCCTTCTTTAAAAAGAGAGCCAATTGTTTTTCGGTTTCAGCACGGAGTTCAGATTTAGATTTATAGAACATGATATATCCTTTCAATTATTTCGACAAGTTGATAATACGACCATCGTATTCCATGAAGCTGACTTCATGCGGAACATAAACGAACTGACCAACAAGGTGATCAGTAACTTTCTCGCCACTGAAAATTTCTTTAGAAACTAGGATCTTGAACGCAGAGAAACCATGCTATGTGTTAGTGGCTTCAACAACTTGACCTTCATCGAAACAATCTTCACGACCAGCCATAGGTTTAAAGTCATAAGAACGAATCACATCACCAACAGAAGCCAAGCGAGCATTTTTTAACATTTTATCTTCCTTTTCAATCATTATACATATATTATACGCCAAGATGCAATTAAAGTAAAGCGAAATGTTGAAAAACCCTACATATAGTAGGGTTATCTAAGTCATTGTTTTTTAAACCTTTTTATTACCTATTACAGCCCGAGAGAGCCTCTAGGCAGGTAGGGGTGGGTAAACCCCCAAAGATAGTCTAAAAACGTCCCTACGGACGTCCTAGCAGGTCTTAGGTAGCGATTTTCAGCCCACTTAGGGCACTCGCTGAGACGACCTCGATTCCCGATCCGAAGATTCGGTTATATTCGTTGGCCATATTTTGGGCTGGAACTCCCTCGGTAGCGATCGAAGATGCGTAAAGGGTAATTTCGCTTTCAGCATATGGCATGTACGGAGCAAGTCCAACACCAACACCCTTTTCGGTTTGCTGAATTACAATCGCAGCAGGGTCAGATAATTTGTAACCAACGCCAGCTTCTTCAGTTTTGGCGATAATCTCTTCACCATTCAATAGTTTAAAAACTCTAATCATATTATTCCTCTATCATGTGTTCAATAAAATCTGCTGCTAAATTTTGATCCTGGAAGTATTGCATAATAATTCTATCCATATCATATACGTGTTGCATGAAAACTAAAATCTGTTTGTTTTTATAAACAGATACCTTGAGCATCCAATTCCCTCTGCGAACCAGAAAGAAAGAGATAAGGTTGGGTGATAGTTTTGCTTTCATTATACAAGTATTTAGGGGAACAGAAAGTTCCCCCACTTGTATAACTACTTACATATCGGTATAGTCTTCTTTACCTACACCACATTCAGGGCAAGTAAATGTTTCTGGAAGTTCTTCCCACTTACCTTCTAATTCTTCATCGTGGACGTGGCCACAAACGATACATACGTGATCCATTATAAACTCTCCATTACTTGTTGGTATGCTTCAGCATGACGTTTCTCAACTTTGGCAAGAGCAGCAAAACGCTTTTCTGCTTTTTCCAATACTTGTTTAAACTGCTCAGCGTGTTCTTTAGATTCAGCAATTTGATCTGAGAACTCAGAGCGAGCCAATGGATTCTGTTCTAGTTGAGCTTCAGTTTCAAACTTAGGATACATGGTAGTAAACTCGTAAGTCTCACCATCAATTGCTTTCTGTAAACATTCTTTGGTAGAAGGTTTACCGATTAACAACTCAAGATGTCCCCATGCGTGTTTAATCTCTTGATCAGCAGTATGTTCAAAGTGTTGAGCAACTTCCTCAAAACCTTCTTCACGTGCGATCTTGGCGAAATAACGATACTTGATATGAGCCATGGATTCGCCAGCCAATGCACTCTCAAGGTTATCTAATGTAGACATAATTTTTCTTTCAGGTTAAGCGTAAACAGATTTTAAGATCTTCATGTGATTCTTAAAGATCATATCATATAATGCAATTCTATCTAGGTAAGCATCAGTTGCTGCTGTAAAAGGAGAAGCTGGTTTAACTTCAACAGTAGCATCCGATTCACCATATTCACTAACAACTGTCATATCGTTCTTTCGAGCAATATGTTTCATAGCACCATTCTCAGAAAGACAGTGCATATAAACTTCTTGAATACCTTTTGTTCGTAACCAAGTAACTGCTCTATCAAACATCAATTGAGCATAACCATTGTTGCGATATTCAGGATTTACTGAACAACCAAGTTCAGCTTGTCCATCTAGTATTGAAGCATGACAAGCAGAAACAAGATAACCATCAATATGGTCAATACCAAACCATTGAGAATTTCCTTCTATGAAAGAAGCCTCAACGTATTCAGTAATATATGTGTCGCTTACCATACCACCAAATCGTAGGCGACGATCTTCCCCCTGAAGCGCAGTTAGATGCGCAACAATAAGTTTGACGTCGTGGGGTTTTAATTTTCTTGGTACCATAATTTAGAAGGGGAGTTTCCTCCCCTGTTTTTATAAACCTCTAGCCTGTCCTTCGTAGTATCTACGAGTCCAGTGTTCAACATCACCAGTATGTTGTGGTTTCTTACTAATAATATAATCTTCTAGTGGGTTGCTTGGTTTAAACATTTTAGATACAAATTTTAGGAATGCCATTTTGTGTACTCCTTTGCTTGCATCTTTCTAGCTTCTTGCCAGGCTTCAATAATTTCCATAACAAAACCCTTAATGGATTTTATAATGGTCATAGGTTTTCCTCAGTTAAATACTGAGCGCCAGTTCCAGTTTTAACTGGGACTTTCTTTGCTTTCTTTTCTTCTGGAACTAATTGATCAAGAGCGATCTTCAGAACACCATTAAAAAGTTCAGCATCCTTAACTTCATACTCATCACCGATAGCCCAAGCACGAGTAAACGCACGATTTGAGATACCTTTGAACAAGAAGTTTTCTTCTGGTTCTTTAGATGTAGTGTTACCCTTAACAATTAACTTACCACCATCGATTGTGATGTCAATTTCGTTTTGTGCGAAACCAGCTACAGCAATTTCGATTGTGTAAGTGTTGCCGTTCTTGCGAACATTAAATGGTGGGTAGTTTGGGATATCTTTAGTCAAGTCGTCATGCAATTGCTGCATGCGTTTGAATTGGTCATCAAATCCGACGAATACTTTGTCGAAATCTTTGAAAAGTTCTTGGCTAAAAAATGCTGGAATAAATGACTTGGTCATTTTGTTTTCTCCTATTAAGCGAGTTGAAAAACTCTCAAGCAAATCCCCGAAGGCGAAATGAAGAGAGCCATATTAAAATGCTGGTTACTGACTCCAGCGACAACTTAACGTATTGTCAGCTTTAAACGATTCGTAACTTAGCGGTCCTAAGGTGAATAGATTACGCTGCTGGAGTAGCAGGTGCAGCTGCGGCAGCAAGTGCTTCAGCTTGTGGGTCGCCTTGGTTCTTAATTTTAACAACCAATGCAGCAACTTCCTCGAAAGGATGCTTACCCAATACTGCAAGAATCATGTTTACTTCATTAATTTCAAGTTCAAGTTTAATCATTTTGTTTTTTTTCCTATGTTATATTTCGGTACTAATTCCCATTGATCTTTCTCTTTGAAAGACACAACTTTAATTTGAGACAGAGATGCTTTTTGCTCAGCCTGCGTATTATTTAGGATCTTAAGTAGATCCCAATCCTGTAGCAAACCAGAAATAGCATTTCTTCTCTCAATATCACCAGCAGTGATATTCGATTCTTTACCGTCCAAGGCAAATAATTCTTTGAAGTGAACGATAAAATACCTACCTTGCTTATGCAAGATATGGCAAGATTGGTACAATTTGTTTTCTTTCCTAGAAGCAATTCCAATGCGAGTCAATGTTTCACGAACCTTTAGAAAGTTATCAGGCTCAGGTAAAACCACTTCAAGCATGGACTCTGGCGTCCAGTCGTAATAAATCATTTCAACAGTCATGATTTTCCACCTTTATATAGTTTTTCTTTTATCATAATCAAGTTCTCTTCTGACATATCTTTTAATGCTTCTGTCGCCTTCTCACTTGAATACCCATAATACTCTTTAACGAGTTCAAGAGATTCTGTACTGTCGTCTTTTTTAGACCACTTACTAAACCTCTTCTTCCTCGAAATAATATTTAGGAAAAAGAAAAACTGCATATCCTTATCCAAACCTGGATGTTGGTTCATCTGGTTTGCATAGAATACGGTATCTGGAAAATACGATAACCCTCTATTTATAAGGAAAGGTTTATAATCTTTACCTGCTTGCGGATCAGTTTCAAATAAATTTTCTTTTGTTAAGTTTATTGAATTTAAAAAATCAAAGGGGGACATATTCTTTCACAATCCATCGTGATGCGGCATCTTGCGCCTTTTCAATTGTGTGAAATGTCTCATACTGAGTGTTTGCTGTTTCATCATCATAAAAAGCAACAGAGAAATCTTTTGTGATCAGTGGTTCAATAGTTGCTGTTCTAGATTGGTTTTCATAAAAAGTTTGCATGTTAGAATCCTACTTCCTTTAAGTTTGACGTGTCTGCTATAAATCGTTTATTAGGAAATCTTTCAGCCAATACTTTCTCGACTTCCTCTCTACTTAAACCCTGACCCATAAAGTCATTGGTTTCTTTATTATATATGTAGTAAACACCCTTAACATGCTCAATAAAAACTTTAATAGTATTTTCTGAAATTTGTTCATTAACTGCAGAATCTAATTTCTTCATAAAATTATCTACAATTCTTTTTGAATGACGTTCTCTAGCATACCACCCATAAACAGCACCCATAATCCAAATTACAACCCAAAGCAAATAATCATATATTGTCATATCAATCTCACTTAAATTTACAGTTGGCCATAATCTCAGTCAATGCTGCCATGATATTTAATTCATGATCAGCAACAAATGCTGCTTTGTACTGATAATCTGCCAATACCAAAACCAAAGAAGGGATACTCTCAGCGACCATATAGGTTACTGATGTATCATACAACTCACGGAACAATGCAACTGTATCTGAATCTGAATTCTTCCCAACCCATTTACGAACATTGGTAAAATCCTTTTCTTTCATTAACTTAATCAAGTCTTTGAAAGATTCTTGACTCATATTAACTAGAATACCAGAATCGATCTTACCCGAAACGCTGTAACGCTGAAGTTCGTTAAGAACCCTACGATAATCAGGAAAGTGTTTAGTGATAAGTTCAGCAACTACCTTCTGGTCAAACTCAATATTTTCTTGCTTGAGAATTTGTGATGCTCGTTTAAAGAACTGACCAAGAAGAACCTGCTTATCCTTAGCATCAATCTTAAAGTCAATACAAGCACAACGAGAATGAATAGCTTCTAGGATACGATTCTTAAAGTTACAGGTAAAGATAAAGCGACAGTTTGCAGAAAACTCTTCAATGAAACTACGCAACGCTGGTTGAGTAGAATTGGCTTGAAGATAATCTGCCTCATCAATAATAATAATCTTTGGGGCATCAGTCAACGATACAGTTGAAGCGAAACCTTTAATCTTAGTTCGAAGAGTATCAATACCTGATTCCTCTGAGCCGTTGATCATAATATAATCAGCGCCAATTTCATTACATAATGCTTTGGCGATAGTAGTTTTACCAATACCAGCAGTTCCTGATAGAAGGAAATGCGGTAGTTCGCCTTGAGATACATATTGTTTGAAAGTAGCTTTCAATGCGTCTGGAAGAACGCAGTCATCAATTTTCTGTGGGCGATACTTCTCTACCCACAGAAACTGGTCATCACGTGAATCAATCATAATATAAAACTCTCAAATTAAAAGTCGAAAGAAGAATCAGCCTCAACTGCTACATAATAAACTAAATCACCTGCACCTTTAAAACGAGAGATCTTTTTGCTAGAAACGCTAACAGCATAATCACCTGGGATCATCTTTAGGTTTTCTACTTTCAAATTAACTTTGAATTTCTTATCAGTTGAACCAACGCTGGAATTATAAGAATTACCAGTAGCATTCTTTTTATCACCAACAACTACAGTAATAGTTGAACCATCACCAACGATAGAAACATCAGAAGCACGCAATACAGAAGCAGTACGTTGAATCATACTCAACATATTTGCGCTCATATTAAATTCAATTTCTGGTTCTGGGAATGTAATCGCTTTTTGTGGCGCAGTCAATACGCTCGCATCTGCAGCAAAATACTTAATGCTGTTGCCACCCTGTTCAATGGTTACCCATTTATCGCTGAAAGTTAATTCAGGATCTTCGAACAAAGACATAGCACCAAGGAACTCATTAAGATCGTAGATACCAAAGTCTGGGAATGTTTCAGTAACAACTGCATCAGCCATTACGTTCTTTTGAGCCGAGATAGTGGCCAACTTGTTACCAGCCTTCAAAAGCAAATTGCTGTTGATGCCAGCAAAGTTCTTAATCAGTCCTACGGTTTCTTTACTTAGTTTCATTTAGTTTCCTTTTTCAATTAACATAATAATATGTATAATAAATTATACCCGAAAGTGGGGTATTATTCAAATTTATTTTGATACGTTTACAAACGGAACATTACCAGCCATAGTGTTAGGTAGTTTACCGTCCCACTTCTCAATAGCTTTTAGCTGAACGTAGTTAGCACCACCACCAGTTTGAATCGCTTGGGCTTGGATTGCAATAGCCTTTGCTTCACCTTCAGCTTGAGCAACTCGGCTTTGGGCTTCAACAGTAACACGCTTCAAATCTTGTTCAGCTTTTAGAGTTGCTTGAGTAGCGATAACTTTCTGTTCAATAGCGTGCTGATAGTCAGGAGAGAATCCAAAATTCACAAGACTAACAGATTCAATAGTAATATCAAACTGCGCAACTTTCTCTTTGACG